TAAGTTTAACATCCACAGCGGCTCTAGATAAGTAGGACACTAATTTAGAAGTTACCTCAGACAGTTCTTTACTTCTAGTACAAATAAACGCATATGTTTTCATATACTATAATAGTCCAAAGGCTTTACTTTATGAATAAACAAGAGTTAGTAGACGATTTTAATAAATGTAAAAAGGACCCTATTTACTTTATATCAGAGTATGTGAAGGTGACTCACCCTACCCGTGGTTTGGTCCCCTTCAAGCTCTACAAGTTTCAGCATGAAATCCTTAAATGTTTAGAAAATCATAGATTTAATGTACTAAGAAAGTTCCGTCAGGCGGGGTGTACTACCATATCTGCTGCCTATGCCTTATGGTTTGCTTTATTTCAATCTCACAAATCTATAGTCTTTCTATCTGTAGGTGATACGGAGTCTACTGAAATTCTTGATCGAGTTAAGATTATGTATGATGAGCTACCTTCTTACCTAAAACTTAAAATAGCAGAAGACAACAAACATACTCTTAAATTTGTTAATGGATCTATTATTAGATCACGACCATCTGGAAAACAGTCTGGTAGATCGTTGGCTGGATCTATGCTTATTATTGATGAGGCAGCTTTCATCGAAAACATCGATTCCATTTGGGCTGCTGTATACCCCATTATCTCAACAGGAGGTAGAGCCTTTATTTTGTCAACTGTTAATGGTGTTGGTAACTGGTATCATGAACTATACAAAGATGCAAAAGAGGAGGGGAATAGTTTTAATGTTATTGACATCAAATGGACGGACCACCCAGAATATAAAAGACAAGAGGGTTACGAGTGGTTATACGAAAAACTAGAGAAGTTAGGGATAGACGTAGACAACTGGGAGGAGACGACTCGATCTAATCTTCCGCATAAAAAATGGTTGCAGGAGTATGAATGCGAGTTTCTTGGGACGGGCGATACTTATATCGAAGGAGGTCTACTCAAGCATATTTTAGATAATATAGATGAAAATTATGATATAAAATATAATAATAAAATGAGAGTATGGAAGGAGCCCGAATCCGCTTATGAATATGTGATAGGCGTAGACGTATCCCTAGGTAGGGGTAGGGATCATTCTGCATTTCATATTATAAATGCTTACACGGGGGAACAGGTCGCTGAATTTTATTCTAATAAGACCCCAATAAATGAGTTCTCTGATATCCTATATAAAGAAGGAAACTACTATAATAATGCTCTGATGGTGGTAGAGCGCAATACAATTGGGGAAAACTTAATAGATTGGCTCTTTAATATTCATGAGTATGAGAACGTATGGATGGATGATAATGCTATGCTGGGCTATCAAATAACTAGTAAGAATAGAGAAGTACTCCTTGCTAAATTAGAAGAAGTAATTAGAAATAACTATATAAATATAAACTCAAGACGTACAGTAGAAGAACTATTAACTTTTATTGTTACTAACACAGGTAGAATAGAAGCAGATAAAGGGAAACATGATGATTTAACTATGAGTTTAGCACTAACTATATTTGCATTAAGTAAAATATCAAATCACGAAATTTTAGAGCATTCTCAAATTCCCCATAAGGAAAGAAAACCATTACTCCCAACATCTAACAATGAAGCATATCTCCGAAGCTACGGGGGTATGAGCAAAGAGGATATTAAATGGCTGATGAAGTAGACAAAAATGAAATAAATGAGAGCGGGTATACCAACTTCGGATCAGGTGGAGGGAGTCGTCAAGGTTCCTATTTCCAACCTACAGGGAAGCTAGGCCAGTTCTTTGCAAAATTCTTTGCAACTAAAGCCCAACCTGCGGTAGTTAAAGCTTCAAAGGAAGAGCCAAGTGAGACTCTTTTGGGGGACACGCTACCCCCTTCTAATAAAAATATTATAAAGCCAGACTCTGGGAATTCTCCCCTATCTATGTCCGTGCAGAGATCTGGGCTCCAACTACCTCCAGTAGAGGGAAGTAGGAGAGAGAGGTACAAAAAATTTGAAGAGATGGATGAATATCCTGAAATAGGAAGTGCTTTTGATATTTATGCAGATGATGCTACACAGAAAAACTTGTTTAATGACAGGTGGGCCGTAAAAACGTCAAGCCAATTAGTATCAGACGAACTTAAGAAGCTATTTAGATCTATAAAGTTAGATCGCTTTTATTGGGATATTATAAGAAATACTGTTAAGTATGGTGACTGTTTCATTGAAACTATTCTCGATTTAAACAACCCCAATTTAGGAATTCAGAGAATAAAGATACTAAATCCTAATTTTATTTTAAGAGTTGAAAATAGTTATGGATATTTAAAGAACTTTCTACAAGAAATCCCTACAAAAGATAGCAGCCTCGGGGGGTTAGGTGGTGGGGATACTACTGCAAAATATATAGCACTTGATAGAAATCAAATTTTGCATTTCAGATTGCATACTTCGGATCCCGCCTACTACCCCTACGGAAGATCAATAGCCTCCCACGCCATTAGAGTGTTCAGATCTCTAAAACTTATGGAAGATGCTATGTTGGTTTACAGGTTGGCTAGGGCTCCTGAGAGGCGTATATTCTATGTAGATGTCGGGAATATGCCCTCTACTAAAGCAGAGCTATTTATAGAGAGAATTAAAGAGAAGTTTAAGAAAGAAAAGTTCTATAACCCTAACACAGGAAATATTGATGCTAGATACAACCCATTAAGTGCAGATGAAGACTTTTTTGTTCCTACACGAGGAGGGGCGGGTACTAAAATTGAAACCTTGCAAGGTGCTCAAAATCTGAGTGAGGTTGATGATGTTAAGTACTTTAGAGATAAGCTTCTCGCAGCCCTCAAGATTCCAAAAGACTATATTGTAGAGAAAGATAAGTCTCCTGAGAGAAAATCTAATCTTTCTCAATTAGATGCCAAATTTGCAAGAGTTGTTGGAAGAGTTCAGCACAGTATAGAGGTTGGATTAGAAGCCCTAGCCAAGCGTCATTTAAGCTTATTAGGCTTCCCTAAGTCCATGTATGAGGATCTGAGAATGGAACTTCCTGTCCCCAGCGATGTCTTTGCAAAAAGAAAGTTGGAGTTAGACCAGCAAAAGGCGGGAGTAGTTCAAGCTGTTATGGGTCTTTCATTATTTCCTAAAAAGAATATATACAAAGAATTCTACGATATGTCAGATCAGGAGGCTGCGGAAGCTCAGGCGGGAATTGAAGAAGAGCAGCAGAAGGAAGCTGACAAGCAAGTAGAGCAGGAAGGAAACATGGCTCAAGCAGGAGCAGAGGGGCAGGCGGCAGGTACGCCACCAGAGCCAGCTCCAGAACCAGCTCAGGAAAACGTGAGCAATGGTAATACCTTGAAGCAATTAAGAGAGAAGATGAGACTTAACGGGGAGTTAGATCTTGATAAGGAAAGAATTCTAAATAGAATAGAATTTAGAAATATTGAAAAAGCAGAGTAGAAACTTAGTATATAAGTTGGAAATAATTTAAGGAGTTATAAATGTTTGATCATTTATTTGAAAATAGAAACAAGTTAGTTAGTAATTTAATTAGAGTATCCGACTGTATAGGAAGGTCCTTACGAGAGAATACCCATATCTTCTCTATTGATAGTGAGGGTAGGGAGGTAACCCTTATCACTGAATCAGGACATGTGATTACGGGAAATTTCACTATAGATAAAACAGTTTTGCTTGAAAATATTAAGATTCAAGATTCAAATGTTTTTAAGGATAACGAAGTCTTTGATGCTTTTGTTAATACTAAGATTAGAAGCTTCATAAAGAATCTTAATGAGGATAGCTACAATGACGCTACCGATAGCTTTGACGATGTTCTATCACTTTGGGAGCAGAGGTTAAAGTTTGAGTCTGTTAAGGAGCGTCTTGACGAAAAGAAAGAACTTTTCGGATGTCAAAATGATATTGTTAATACAGCAGAATTTAACCATCTTATAGAAGTTGTTCCTCAGTTGTGCCAGTTCCTATCTGAGAACAAGGATGACATTCTTAATATCCCAGAAATAGGAAATGCGGTTAAGTTGTCTAATTTTGTTTCTAATGCGTTTGATTTACCACGCTTAAATTACAAGATATTAGAAGAGCAGGGTACTTATGAGATTAAGAACCAAAGTAAATCCTCTATCTATGATCTGATTTGTAAGCAAGAATTGGTAAAAAAAGAGATTTTAGAATCTAAAAGCAACTTTGGAGACGTATGGGCAACAAACGCCTCAATCAGCCACTTAGCATCCTTGATCTACGAGAAGGATGAGGACCTAGTTGTGGAGGCTCTTGTTGAGGCTCTTGTTGATGTACCTTATTTAGCTTTAGCTAAGAAGAGACAGATATCAGAGACAATTAGAAACTCAATCAGTTTAGGAAGTGATAAAGATAGTATCCCAGATACTGATATTAAGAAATACACTGCTATGCTGTTTGAGATGAAGAAGCCAGCCAAACAGGTAATCGTAAATATTTTAAATGAGAAGTACGGTATTAATATCCAAAGTCTTAGAAATGTTGCGTCATTTAAAGATTTGGTGGATACGCAGGTAGTTATATTTGAAACTCTTTCAAGAATTACTCCTAAAAACTCAATTTTACGAGAAACTATGAAGGAAGTAGCCGACATGCTCAAAACAAAGAGTGGAGTTGAAGCTATAGACATTAACGAGACGCTACAGGAAATCTTTACTACGGTTGGATACGAAAGTTACTGCGACGACTACCAACTGGTAGAGGAACTTAACTTTGGAGAAGTCTTGTCGAATGATTATGATCCTAAAGAATTAATTGAACTAATAAAGGAAACTAATATCGAACGAGGGGGACCTAATACAGGAGTGTTAGAATCAGAAATTAAGAAACTGATGAAAACACAGGGTCTGTCCTATCGAAAGGCTTTAGCTCTGGCAGGTAAACAGTCTAAAGAAGGCGATGGGGATAACTCAGAGGGCAGCGAGGAAGAAAATTATGAGGAGCAAACAGAATTAAAGGAACAAGAAGCAGAAGCAGAAGAAGCAGAAGAAGCAGAAGAAGCAGAAGAAGCAGAAGCGGAGACAGAAAAAAAGAAATCTAAGTTAGGACGGGTGCCAATGACTAGGGAGGAATTCTTAAAAAGTTTTAAAGAAATTGAAGACTTATTAGGCGATAAAGAGGAATAGTAAATGGCTGATTGTAGTGGAACACCTACCTTTTTTCCTCTAGTTGTATCAGGAGATGCTAATGGTGACTGCATCATGGCTGAATCTTCGAGTATCAACATTCCATTATTTAGTTTGAGTGCTATTGATGACACGGGTAATACAGGTACGGATGTATCAGCACACCAACACGTTCAGCTGTCTGGTGCACCAGATAACATGCATGTAGAATTGGTTGGGGGAACTGGAACTACTAGTGACCCTTATGTGTATGAATTTAAAACCCTGGGAACTGTTGAAATAGAAGAGGTTGTGGGGAAGAGCCCTGAGGCTTCTGAGGAAAATCTTATTTCGCAGGGAAATACTAGTTATTCCCCTTTTGGAGCAAAAGCAAAGGCATCTAATACAGTTAACCTATCTGAATGGAAAGATTCAGGAGGTGTTAATGCCGCCTATGTTGATAAAGATTTTAATTTCTTTACATCAGGAAGTTTAAGCGGGGCGGTAGTATCAGCGACTGAAGGTACGTTTGTAACAGTAACGGGAATTGATCACGGAGGTCTTGGTGGATTAGGTGATGATGACCATACCCAATATCATAATGATACAAGAGGTGATGCAAGATATTACGCTAAAACTCAATTTGTAACAGAAGGTGGTGAATCGGGAGCTGCCCAGCCCATTCTGTTAGATGAGGCGGGACAACTAGATGCGGCCATGATTAATGATGGGGATATTGATCATGGAAGTATTACGGGTCTTGGTGATGATGATCATACACAGTATTCCTTGGCCGCAGGTACTAGGGCTTTTTCAGGACCAGTTAGCGGAGTGTCGGGAACGGGGGACGGTGCTTTAGCTACTATGGACATGTTTGGTAGGATGTTCGCCCACACTGCTTACAGAAGCGGATCTTTTACCGCTGGTCAAACAATATTCCTTTACTTAAATACAACAGATCAAGATGCAAACTTTGTTATCCCAGCGGGTATGACATTAAAGATTTTAGCAGCTTATGGTAGGTGTAAATCGGGTAGCTCGGCAGGAACTACAACATTTACTATAAAACTAAGAGCGTGGGTGGATGATGCACATAGTAGTTATTCAACCTATTCCTTGGCTGCTGGATCCACCGCATCCACTAATTCATATTTTCATTTTTATGACCATGGCACGATGGATTCTCCCTTAGCTTCTATTGTGGGGTCTTCTAATCCTGTAGGGGAGGTTGGGCTAACCCACGCTGGTCCTGGGACATCGGGTAGTGATAAACACACTGTATCAGTTTATGGAGTATTTGTTGATGACTAACACGGAAAGAATAGTAAGATTAGAGCAAGCAATAAAGGAACTTTACGATATTTTAGAGGCTGTCTTCGATAGATCATGGCCTGAAGATTCTAAAGTGGAGGAGATAGTTGATAAGTAGCTACTAAATCATATGATTTTGCTTTATAAGCTTAATTATGCGAAATGAGTATATTTCTTTTAAATTTTCAAATTCTTTAGAAACATTGACAAGCCTTCTGTACCCATCTTCCGTAATTTGAGGCTTTTCTATCATATTTTTAAGCTCTTGAAGCATAAACTCCATGCTTGAAAGCTCAGATTGAGACAGCTGTCCTGCTCTTTTCTTTAAATCCTTAATATCCTTCATAATATACGAACCTCATGTCCTTCTTTCTCATAGTGTCTTCTTCTAGATCGTGCATGATTCTTTAAATATTTCTCTTTATCTAAAAAATCATAAATATAAACTATAGGTTTAGTTTCATGTGCTCTTAGAGCCCTTCCTAAAGCTTGAATAGTAGCAATTTCTGATTTCATACCCCTCGCATTTATGAAGTGGGTGATTTCTTCAATGTTAATACCTGTTTGGAGGATTTTAGTGCCAATGAGGGTGCTAGATCCTCTAGATCGCCTGAATTTAGATATACTCTTATACCTGTCCCCGAGTCCGTCTGCTCCTTCAAGAAACTGAACCTGCCCATCTCCAAGTAACTTTTCCAAGGCTCTTCCATGAGCAAGTGATTTGGTAAGTATAAGTATGCGGGATCTCCCTGTATTTTTTCTAATATCATTAACTATCTCCTTTATTTGATTATTTCTTGATTCATTATTAACAATAAACTCATCGTAAATCTCTAAGTAGGTCATATTTTCATCTGCTCCACTTGCAGAGTAGGATCTGTTAATTAACTGTATTATAGGTTTAGCTAACTTTTCATCCTCTACTAATGCAGAAGTTGTAACTTCCTGTATAGTAGGACCTAATGCCCCCCTTAGAGAGTGTTTTGGTATATTTTCAGGTGGGGGAGTTGCAGTAAACCCAAATCTCCATTTTGCTTTTGGAAAGGAATTTATAGCTGCCAAGGTAGTTTTACCATTTGCAAACTCGTGGCATTCATCTACCATCAACACCTCTGCCTCTTTTAAATGAGTATCAAGTATTTTTTCTATACTCTGCACTGTGCAAAGCATAATATCACCATAAATATACCCTTCTCCGAAACAAAGTCCAACATTTTTTATCTTACAATCATTTGTTAAAAATTCATACGTCTGGGTTAGGAGTTGTTTAGCATTAAATAGAATTATCATCTTCTTACCTATGAGACTTTTAACTAGTCCTGCCATAATGAGAGTTTTACCTGATCCTGTTGGGGATTTTATAACCCCTCTATGAAGATCTAATGCTTTTTTTATAAGTATCTCTTGAAAATCATAATAAGTAAAGCCGTCTATTAAAGATACGGAAGGGGGTTCCTCTGTTCCACTATCTAATATAATATTGGGGATACACTCGATGGCTCTCAAATCCTTTAAAATATCTTCTAAAAGACCTGTTTTAAACACACCAGCTCTGGAGATAAAGGACTTCTTCCCATCCCAACCCCTGCGCTTGTAGGCAGGTGTGTATTCGGCACCTGGAACTTTAAAGCTATATAAGCTTACCAAACTTTGTAAAAGCTCCTGATTATCGGTTTGTATTACGGAATCTATATTATTGACTATAATATCCATGAGCTATTATAGGTTATATTAATAAATTTTTAGGAGATTTTACATGACCCAAGGTAAGAAGACAGAACCCGATATAAAAAATATGTCAGAAAATGACATTATTGAAAGTATTTTAAAGAAAGCACCAGACACTACCTACACAGAAGTTGAACTTCCGTCAAAAGGAAGATTCTACGATACAGGAAAATCTACCCTAGAGGTTAGACCTATGACCTTTGCAGATGAAAAAGTCGTAATGTCTAATGCAAATATAAATAAGGATACTCTTAACATGCTTATCTCAAGGTGTGTGAAGGGTATTGGAATTCCCGATCTCCTCATTATTGATAAGTTGTTCTTAGTAATGAAAATACGAGAATTATCTTATGGTGGTGATTACAGAGCAGTAGTCCCGTGCCCTGAGTGTAGGCACGACAATGACGTTACATTCGATATTGGCATTCTTAATGTTAATTATATACCTGATGATTTAAAAGATCCGAGAGAAATAGAGCTTGCTGTTATTGAAAAGATGGCAAAAGTTAAAATGCCGAGAGTTAAGGATGAGAAATATCTTAAGAACTTTGATCTAATATCTGATAATTTATGGAGATTTATAAGCGAGATTGATGGACATTCGCATCCAACAATTATTTCTAAAGTAGTAAGTAAACTTCCAATCAAAGATATACATACTATAGTGAAGGGCTTAGGAACTACGGATTATGGACTAGATTCCACTATTAGGTTAGTATGTAGCAACTGCTCACACCACAGCAGTATGGAGCTTCCGATCAGCTCGGATTTTTTTATGGGGAGTTAGTTGAGGCATTATCGTTCGACAATCTTATGCACGAAGCCTATATATTGGTGAGGCACTGTAGACTGGCTTATTCTGATATAATGACCATGACTAGAAAAGAAAGAAATAAATTTCTTGAGTTTTTTAAAAAAGAGATGGACGAACAAGTAAATGCAAGTAAACAACATAACCGTAGTTGATAGGAACAATAGACCCAATATAGGTCAGAAAGTAGGGTTACGAGCTTTTTTCCTAAATGATGGAGCCTATTCTAATCCTTATGAGATAAGCGGCGTAAGTATCTTTAAAAGATCTGCTAATCTGTCACCTTCTTCAATTTTAGATAATACAACTCTACTCGTATCAGCGACTCCCCTAATGCACTTTGCGGCATCGGGAGAGACGCTAACATCCCATAGTAATTTCAACGAAAGCGGCTATTCATCTAATACAACAGCATCGGGAATTTATAAGCTAAGTGACGGGGAATACGCTGTTGTATTAGACAATTCTCTCGCATTATCAGGTATATTTGAGGGGACTGAGGTAGCGGCAAGCTCTTGCTCCGCAGTAGACTCATACCTTGATGTGTGGACAGTAAAGCACACCGCTGCGTCCAAGTACCAAATTATAATCCATGAATTTAACTTATACAACGATACTTTCACCTCTCTCACTGAGCCACTGTTATTCAGTGTTTCTAACAAATTAACAAATAAACATATTAGATACGGAGAGAAAATTGATCTAAGAGTGGGAACTGAAATAGGTATAGAAAATAAATCTGTACCTGAGTCTACTAAAAATATATTTAAGGATTCCTTAGTAACATCAGCAGCGGTACAAATAAGTAAAGTTAATGAAAATCAATCGTTAGCAGGATCGTTTACAGTGAGTGCTTTTAGTGATACTAGCTCTACAGTAGATATTACAGCTGATGATACCATCGTGTTTAATTGGGATACGTCTAAACTTACTACTCTTTCCGCTTTTTCGGCTGGCACGTTTGGATCATTAACAGGAACCTACTCAGTTCAAGTTCAATATACAGTACTTAATCAAAAGATTATTTCTCCACTGTTTTATGTTAAAGTAACGTAGACAATTTATAATTAAAATCGTATCTACAAGTTTCAGTTTTTAACCAGTCTTTTAGGTCATATCCCTGAGCGTGGGCTGAATTCCAATCCTTGTACCCTCTAGGTGGGGGGCATACATGAAGTTTTGTCATTCTCTTTTCTAGCCTAAGACTCTCAAACTTCCGTAAACCCCTGTCCCCAGCAGAATCATTATCGTATCCTACAATAACTTTTCCATGAAACCTGCTAAGAGCACTTATCTGAGTATCGGATATTGAGCTTCCTAACGTACAAGTAGCATTAATACCTTGAAGCTGTAACGACCGTGCGTCTAGAGGTCCCTCACAGACCACTACAGAGGCAGCAGCCTCGTCGAAGGGGTAAAGGATATGAGAGGGCTTAACAGGGCTGTCAAGGGGGTTCAGGTACTTAGGCTGCTCATCACCTAGGGCACGAGCTTGAAAGAAGAAGAGAGCCCCCTCTGGGTCCTTGAAGGGGATAATTAAACGACCTTTATACCTTCCTGAGGTAGCAACGTAAAAGGGCTCTGTTTCGTCGTCCTCAAGATTAAAGAGCCCCCTATCATAAAGTAGCATCCACGCCTTCTCCAAAAGGTCATTGGATTCTGTATCTGAATCAGCGGTCACCACTAAACCCTCTTCTAAGAAATTCGGGAAATCTGTTATCTTCCTTATGACAGGCTCAATTTTAGCCTCCTTCTCCCCAGAGACTTCCTCCATAAGGTCTTTGAACAGCAGCTTTGAGAGGGCTTTCTTATAACTAAGGTTCTCAACCTCGGCAAAGAGGTGGATGAAGTTACCCGACCTGCCAGTCTTAAAGTCTTGCCAAAGTCCAGTCTGGGTGTTTACGCTAAAGTGGCACTTCCAATCGTTGGCTACGAATATGGAGGGCATTACGAATTCTACATTATTTGCTGATAATTTTCCAACATTTCCGAAATTATCAAATATGTAGTCTCTAATAGTGTTAGGAGATATTATGTTCATAAATACAATTTCAGAATCTAAATCGAAAACATTTAACCAGTGTGGCTTAAAATACAAGTTTAAGTACATAAACCGTCTCGAAGAGACAGCATCAAATACCGATGCCTTACATTTCGGCTCGTTCATCCACAAGATCCTTGAAGATGGCGTTGAGGCCACAAGTATTGAAGACCTCTATATTATAGCGGATCGCATCAAAAAGGACTATAGGTTTTCTAAGGCACATGAAAAAAAGATTGATACTTGTCTTAGGAACTTTCTAAGATTTAATGCGTCATTAGAGGAGGTGGGGTCTACCGAAATGGTGTATGAGGTTATCGTTGATGAAAAGTATGATATTAAGTTCAATGGTATTATTGATAGGACTATAAAGGGTAAAGAGGGGGGTTACTTAATTATAGACTATAAGACCTCGAAAAGAGAATCTACGAAGTTTGACCTATATAGTGATCATCAACTTCAAGGATATGCCTATGCAATCCATAAGAAATTTAAAGTTCCTATTGAAAAGATAGTAGCTGCTCATTATTACCCAGTGTCTAATAACTTTGTTACTGTTAAGTATAGTGTACCACAAATAGCCCAATATGTAAGGTCAAAGAAGGAGGAGATTTGGAGGATTCGCAAGATGAAGTCCTGTGAGTTTCAACCCTCAGAAAATAGATTTTGTAATTGGTGTGGTTATAAAGGTATTTGTTCTTTGTTTACCGAGCCTCATGTTATAACAGAAAACATGAAGAATACAAAAACAAAGAAAAGAAGAAAGTAACTACTTAATTTCAGATATCTCACCAGAGATTAAAGGGTTATAGATACTAATATCTATAGTCTCAAAGAAGTTTAATACCTGATCAGGACAGTACCTACATTTGCGTGTTAGATAATTATAAAGACTAGTTATTTTTATTACTTTTCTCTTTGATAAAGAATCAAGAATCTTCAACTGAAATAGCTTAATAAACTTAACAGAATACTTATGTCTCCATTTTTCAAGGAAATCTTTATGGAGAGTAAAGTTTATCAAATCTATAAAATCTACCAAGTTTGTATTGTAATCCAAAAGTAATCTCCTAACTATTATATAAGAGAGAAAATTCTTGAAAATTTCATCAAATATTAAAAATTTTATAAAAAATGCTAGTGTTGTAGAGAAGGGCGACATCGTTGACCCTGTAAAACAGATGCAACGGGAGTTAGCCTTAGTAAGCCCAATCTCAGCACTTACATCACAAATTCGTGTAGGCCGTGTCCTAATGTTTAGATATAAAGTAAATCATAATTTAAGTCCAGCAATCGACAGGGTTGTGTTGGTAGCCTCCTGTAAAAGGGGCAATGGTGAGGGCGTTATTCATGCGGGTACGGGCAATACTTTAGTATCTTGTTTCAGGTTAGAAGCTACATCTGCACAAGTGGTCTCTTTTATAACGAAAGAGCTATATAATAGAAGGAAGGTAAGTTCAGAGATAATAAGAAGCTTAAGGAGCCTGATAGGCCAGAATTCTTATAGAACCTATATTTTATCTAATATGAAAAATATGCATAAGATAGATACCCCCAATAAACCCGTAGGAACAAACGATGGCTGATAACTCAAATAAAGACATGAAAGCGTTACAGGACGCAATTAAGCAGCTAACAGGTGTAGTGGCCCAACAGGTAACACTTAGCAAGGGTTCCAACAGTTCTGTTGATAGGGGAACAAGAGCTAACCAGAATGTGGTGCAAGCTACTCAGGTCCAAGCAGAGCAAATGGGTAAGTGGGGTGCCGTTTTTGACGCAGGAGCCATAACCTTAGGGGCTGCTATGGATGTCCTAGGTAACGCATTTGGTTCTGCAAATGAGCTACAAAAAAGAAACCTAGCAATTGGAGGTACTCTTGCGGGTACTATGTCCGCTCAATCGGCAACAGTAGATCAGCTATCAGGGGGCATGGTGGGTTACACTAATGCTCTTGAGATTGCAACATCTAAAAATGAGGCGGGTTTAAATAATAGTAGTGCTGCTATGAATAAAATGATAGCAGGTGCTAAGGCCACGGGACAGAATGAAAAAGCCCTAATTGCCTCTATGCAACAGTTAGAGCGTAGTGGAGAGTACTCAGCAGAACAGCAAGACCATTTAGCAAACAGGCTTAATAGCTTAGGACAATCATTTGGAATATCATCTGAGCAGATG